GTTAAACATCCAGCCTTCATTGCCTACTGTGGATTTCTTTAGTTTTGAACCCCGCTGGGAAGTGATCAAAGCCGTAACGACTTCGATTAACTGCCAGGGATCTTTCAAATACTATCGTCCAGAGTTTGACGAAGGTGTTTACAGACATAGTGCGTACGGCAATGGTGCCGAAGCATATGATTCTATAAACCGACAATTGCTCCTTTATGGGGCTCGTGTCACTCCGTCAAATGTGTATAGGGCTACTCCGTGGACGTGGCTCATCGATTGGTTTACCGGTTTTGATAAACATGTTGATTATCTAACCGATATTGCCTTAGATGGAGTCGCGGCCAAGTATATGTTCCTTACGGCCCATATTACTACGGAAAAGGTGTTTAGGATTTACCTACCCTTTTCTGCAAGTCCTGGGCCCATCACGCTTGAGTGGCGACGAATTATCGACGTCAAGCAGCGTGAAATAGGAAATACTCCTTATGGATTTGACCTGTCTTGGGATTCTTTAACCCCAAGGCAAATAGCCCTCCTGGCAGCGATAGGTATAACCCGTAAGGGTTAGTAACTATCCTGTCAAACTGGAGGATCTGCCTGTGTACTTGTCAAATCTTGTAGACTCGTCACCTACGGGATCTACACAGGATCAACGACCATTAAACTCAATGGAGGTCAACCACTATGTTTGCCGATCCACAATCGGTCACTGTCAATTCTGTCGCTCAATCGATGCCTAGGGTGTCGACAAACGGAAAACAAACCGTTTATCAAAAGTCCGATGAAACTTTTAAGTTAACCATCGGGCATACACCAAGCGGGAACCGTGTAAGGTCCCTTGCTCGCCTCGATCAGCGGGCGATTGTAGCCGATCCGCTTACTGCGGAAAACGACTATCAAACGCTTTCGTTCTATGTTGTTATCGATAGACCCAATTATGGGTTTTCGATGACACAGACGGAACAGTTAATAGCCGGGTTTAAAACCTGGCTAGACAACACGGCGATTGACAAGCTTTTTGGACAAGAAAGTTAATGACTGCCAAAGCTTTTGCCGAGGCGGCCATAACTTTAAATATCGAGTTTAATAACCTCCTTAGGGAGGAAATTGCTCGAAGAAAGGAGAGAGAAGACATGGCGAACGTAAAAACGATCGACGTGTACATCCTATTCCTGGAGATACTCCCATCTATTCTCGGCATACTTGCCAAGAAGAAGGTAGGAAAGGTTTCCAAGAAAGATATCCTTACTGCGATTAAAACCGCAGCGGATAATCTTCTTTCTACAGATTGAGAAAAGGATACTTTTTGGTATTCCTTATCTTCGTTCTGTTTCTTGTCCTCTTTGTGCAATCCATTGATTTGTATGTGAAAACATATTCTCAATGGTGATACACATCGAAGTCAATCGCGAAACGTGTCTGTGAAACCGATTGGTTATCGGTGTCATATGACACCGGTAACTAGGCTCACGTACGTGGCTTGTTGGTTTTACCCCCATTTTAGGAGGAAAACCGTGAAAGTCAACGTAAGTGACTATCTTGAGTTGGCGCAAGTCGTCTATATAGACGCATGTGCCAAATGCACCGCTGATGTCTCTGATTTACGTGATCTTGATACTCTAAGATCACGGGTCGAGAATGAAGGTATATCGTTTTTAACGATATCCCTCCCCGCCTTTGCTAGAGACCTTGAACAGGCTCTATGCCGCGGGCAAATTGACTCAACACTTTTTGTCGGTTGGAGAAGAATAATCCTCTCTAACGGCAAGCGTGGATCAATCCCTGCATTTTTGCAAGGTATGATCAGTCAGATTTTCGACCGAGAGACGGG